CTCGCGCAATTCCTCATTGGGAAGCGATCCATGATAATTGATCTTAGGATGATTGCGGCATTGCTCGAACAATGGTTCGAAGTCCTTGTCTGCATCAGGCCACCCGTAAAGGTTGAATGATGAGTAGACATTGAGTTCGATGTTGTCATACTTCTCACAGAGTTTCTGAAACACTGGAACAAGAATGTTCAGACCCCGATGAGGTGTTGACCAATAGGCAAGAGAGATCTTGTCTGCGGGCTTCTCATGCGGTTCAATCGGCATGATAGCATTCTGAATAACAGCGCACTTCGACCAAGGGATCTGATATGCATTGATATACGCTTGCATCTGCCAATTGGATACAAACACTAGACGATGAAACTTCTTCCATCCGCCATTCTTTAGATGCTCTGACTCAGGATCACCTGGTAGGTCATGCAACCAAAGGACACGAATCTTTGTCTCATCAAGTCCTCGAACCCGTGACCGAATGATCTGGAAGTTTGATAGTAGTTCTTCGGGTAAAGATGATAGTAGGCGCTCGCCCATAAGTTCTGTTCCGCCGCGAGCATTTACGGAAATTTCGTCATTAATTTCAGTCATCATACACCATATCATAAGTGAATAGAATTACAGAATCAAGACGGAATGACCGCCAACCTTCTGCTTCGATATCCCAAACAACAAGCGTATCGGGATTAGGAGTCCTATCCTGAACCTGTTCTTCTAGATCTGTTTGTGCTGGGAGAACGTTAGGGCTGAGAGTGCAATACATTGTGCGCTCATCGCCGTTAACCTTAGTGAACACAACCTTTACTCGGTCATGTGTTTTGAGAATCTCAGTTAGAGCTTGTCTCTGCAAGGAACTGTCTTCCTTCATTAATAATCCTTTCATTCAATTGTTCATAACCACCGATTAGTTCGCCGTTCTCGATAATGATCGGGACCGACTTCATATCAGGAAAGAGTTCTAATACATGCTCACGCATAACATCTTTACCAATGATATATTCTTTGTATTCTAGTCCTCTCGACTGCAGAAGAGCCTTTGCTCTTGAGCATGCTGGGCAACTTTCCTTTGAATATACAGTATACATTATACAGAAAGCCCCATCTTCTTAGGATCGCCATACACCTCGTTCATGCGAACGCGCTTAAAGCGAGTGTTTGAACCTGTGGCACCTGTATCGACAGACATCCAAGGATTCTTGCCGCGGCGCCATGCTTCTAACTTGAACGCTAGTCTTTCGCCCGGTGTGCGGTTCTGGCGCAGCATTCTTAGTGTTCCTGCGCTAACATTTGAATGAACCCCAGCAGAAACTTTTTTACTACGACTTCTTTTCTTACCCATTAAGTCACCTTTCTTTGTTGATTATTAATCAATAACACACATATCGAGCATTGTCAAGGTATTTTCCCTATCAATATACTTATATTCAATTTTAGTTGGTTCGAATTGTTCAACTGCTTTGAATACATCAGCAGTATCCAACGTTGAGCAAGTATATACATCCAATTGCATTAGTGCTGGTTCAACTTCATCCCAGATGTGAAGCGCAAGATGACTTGTTTCGATAATAGTAACAGCAGTCAATCCTCGATTGCCTATCATATCACTATAAACAGCGTAAGGACCCATAAGGATATTCATACCAATTTGCTCTACTAAGTTTTTCATCCAATCTTGGATTGCTTCAGCACATTGTGGCGGCTTGTTTAATTCAGCACGTACTATGAGGTGCTTATGTTCAAGAACTTGGCTAGACAACTCATGAGTTTCCTTTATTTTATTGACTTTAAATGTTCTTTAAGAATATTAGATCCACCAACACGAACATTGATGATACCATTATAATAATCGTCTGACTCTAAAACTCTACGCTCAAACTGTTCTCTCGCTTCCAAGTAGCTGGCAATTCCTCTACTTGGACAAAAGTGTAAAATCTGACGGGTAAAATTATCAGCGCCGATACGTTCTACATCAGCATTAAGTCTATCACTGGAACCCCAGTATTCGCGCCAATCGCTTTCTTTTGTAGAATGTCTTTTCTTTGTCTTGCCTTTAAGTGGGGGTTTTGTTACCTTAAATTTAGCTAATTTCTTACCAACATACATCATTCCATTAGTGTTGTTAGTAATTAAATAAACAAAAGCTTCACAACCCTCAGGAAGATCTTCTAGTAGTTCGCCATTGTATAACCACATTCAATATAACCTTCATTCAGTGAAGTTATATTTATTAAAATTTAATCCGGTCGCCTGGTTCCCAATCGTCTAGGTCATAATCATCATCTTCTAATTCAATAGCTAGTTCTTCTCCACAATAAGGACACCAAGCAATGGGTGTTACTACATCAGTGATAATTTTAAAATCTGCTTCGCAAGAGTCGCATGTTGTCCAATCGTCCATTGGTTTCTCCTATAATTGAAAGTCCTTGAAAGTGTCACCGTCAACGTCTTTCTTAACGCCTCCGCTTATATATGAAGTAATTTCTGTCTCTTGTGGAGCAACTTGAACATCGCTACCAGCAATCCATTTCTGTGTCCACGGCAAAGGATTAGATCCTACTGACTTGCCATTCAACCCAACTGCTGCCATACGCTTGTGACCAATCCACTCAACGTAATTGCATAACAGTTCCTCATTGAGACCGATCATTGATCCATCTTTGAATAGGTATTGTGCCCAATCCTTTTCCTGTTGGATAACTGCCTGAAACATATCAACACATTCTTGTCTTGTTTCTTCAGCAATTGCTGCAAAGTCAGCATCTTCCTTTGGAAGGATCTTGAGAAGTTGTTGGGTTCCTGCTAGGTGAACGTTCTCATCACGAGCGATGAGTTTGATGATCTTTGCATTGCCTTCCATCTTTTTAACTTCAGCAAACGCCCATGAGCAGGCGAAAGAGACATAGAACCTAACACCTTCCAGAGCATTGACTGCATTGAGGCACAACCACAGTGTTCGTTTATGTAAATAAGGAAATATTTCAGGAGTCTTAGATCCCTTAGTATATCCATTATATGCTACTTCATTATTAAATGCAATCAGCTTATCATAGTACTTACTGATGTCTTTGGCGCAGTCCGATATAGACTCGAGTCCCAACATCTCGTCAAAGACGGCACTTGGGTCCGAGTATACATTACGAATGATATGCGTGTATGAGCGACTATGAATTGTCTCAAAGAACGCCCACGTTTGGATGTAGGTTTCCAATTCCGGCAGCGAACATATAGGGAGGAAAGCAAGCGAAGGGGCGCGACCTTGCACGCTGTCCAAAAGGATTTGACGCTTGAGATTAGACGTAAAAATATGTTTCTCATGATCAGTCAGCCCTTTGAAGTCCTTGCCATCCCGTGAAAGATCGATCTCCTCAGGTCGCCAAAAGAAGCCCAATGACTTCTCAGTTAGTTTCTCAAAAATATTATAACGCTGCTTGTCATAGCGAGCGATGTTTACTTGTTTACCAAAGAAACAATTTTCTTCTGTAGCATTGAATTGTTCAGTGTCAAATACTGACATTTAAAAGTCCTTAGGATCGAGCCATTCGATTTGATGATTTGCGACTGTGCGCTGAATAGTTTCGCCGTTGTATTCTAATATTAAATCAACTGCAGTAGAATCAATTCTTGTCTTATATTCAATTACTTTATAAACAACCCCTAGATCGCTCCATTGATCATTATAAATTTTAATATAGTCCATTTACAGTCCTTTGTCAACTAGATTATAATACATTTTGTAGAAAATTTTCTGTTGCAGCTTTCCATGTCCATTTTTTAGATGTTTTAAAAACTTCGTTTCTATCTTTTTTAATAGCTTCGTTGACTGCTTCTTGTAAATTTGTTGAAATTACGCCGTTTGAATATTCTAATACTTCAAATGATCCTGGACCTGGATAAGACGCAACAGGAGTGCCACAAGCAATTGCTTCTAATAATACAATCCCAAAGGTATCCTCGTGAGAAGGAAAAACAAAGCATTTAGCACCCGCATAAGCTCGCCGTAAACTTTCTCCAGTGCATTTGCCTGCATAGATTACATTCGGATATTTTTTCTTCAATTCTTCTAGGTATGGACCATCGCCAACTAAGACCTTCATAGGATAGTCCAACTGACAAAAAGCATCTAAGTTCTTTTCTTTTGAAACTCTAGATACACATACGATATAATCCATATCCACAATATTCTCAGGATAGAACACAATAGGGTCAACTCCCCGTGTCCATACTTTAATATTTTTAAATCCTTTGGTTTCTAAAAATACTTTCATGCCTTCAGTCGGAACCATTACGCATTTAGATTTGTTGTGAAACCAACGAAAGTAAGGATAGAAAAACTTAGCAGGAATTTTAGTAATTTTCTCGATGAACTCAGGAAATTTGGTATGATAACATGTAGTGAAAGGATACTTTTTCCAATTCAAATACAACCTTGTAAACAACCCCATAGGACCTTCAGTTGCAATATGTATCTTAGCATCCCAGCGCATTTCACTATCTAGGATTAATTTTATTTTCCATGGTTGAAGAACAATCCTAACTTCTTTATACGAAGGTAATGAAAACCACTTTCCTCCCCACATAGAATCAAACATATGAACAATATGTCCGGCAGCTCTTAACTCTCGCATCGTATTATTATACGTAGTAACTACACCATTTATCTGATCTATATCAGTATCACTTATAATTACAATTCTTGCCATGTTACAATTTCCCACTTACCATCATAGTGTTCAACTAGCGCTGTGCAAGATTCAACCCAATCGCCGTCATTCATGTATATAACATCATCAACCATCTTGATTTCGGCATTATGTATATGTCCACAGATAACGCCATCATATCCTTTTCTTGCAGCATATGTTGTGATAGTTTTTTCAAACTTGAACATGAAGTCGATTGCTCTTTTGACTTTATACTTTAGCCACTTGCTTAGTGACCAGTATCCAAACCCCATTCTATGTCTAATCCAATTGAAACGACTATTAAGATCTAATACAAAATCATATGCCTTATCACCAAGAAAACTTAACCAAGGCGCAAGTCTTGTGATGCCATCAAATAAGTC